ATGCAATCAACTCAAGTATTGCTTCGTACACGCATTGCGGTACAAATTCTTGAGTTCGCTCGTAGATTGCCTCTTCAATGTATTCTTTATTCATGCTTGTCCCCTTGCTCGGATGGCATCAGCACAATCTTTAACGGCTCTCCAGACAAACCCTTGTGGGTCAACATCTTTTGCCGCTTCTGATGCTTCATATAAATAATTTGCACACGCCTCACGCTCATGCTCTGCTACTAGCTTGGCAAACCTCTCAGCGTATCCAAGACTAATGATGGGCATCCAATTCACATCGGTTGCAATATGAAGCCCCGCCTCCCTCACCATCTTCATGATTTCATCTTGTGTCATGTCTTCTCCTTAATTAAATTGTTCTTTGGGTGGTGCGTCGAGGACGTTTAGAAAGCCGAAAAAATCGTTTGCCGCCAACATAAGTTGCGACGCCTCCATCTCATTACAGTTTAGGGTAACGACTCCTGCCAGTTGATCTTCAGCGCGGCCAACGATCACCACGCCCTGTGCTTTACCTTCTCCGTAGCACATCACCAGCTTGTGGATCAGTAGCTTGAAGTGGGCTTGCTCTTCGTCTGACATGGCCGTTACCCTTCGGTGCAGTTCTGCCTCAGACATTGAGCCATCAAAGTCCTCGTAGTTCATCTCGTTTGGTCTCCAGTAATAGTTTTAGATCGTCAAGGTTGTGCTCACGTGCAATGAATACAGTACCGCCTGCATTGAGTATGGCGTTAAGCTCCCTGTCTTGCAGGGCGGTTGTCTGCCCCTTGCCGGCCTTGCACTCAATCGCGATGAAGTGTCCATCCATACAGCCAACGATGTCAGGTATTCCTGCACGACCGAAGCCGTTAGCAGGGGGCATGAAGTGGTAGATGTTAAGGGAGTCAAGCAGCTTGCGCACAGACGCTTTGACTTTTGACTCAGGTGTCGAGGCCATCGCGCCCTCCATTCGCTTCGACATACCTTGTCAGGTTAACTTCGGGGTTACCAAAAGTTACGCCATCATTGGCAATCTCTCTGTTGAGTAGCTCGAACGCTTTCAACAAAGTCCTGTACCCGTACACGTCCGTTGCCTTCTTCACATCAGGCAAGAACACAGCGCTGGGGTCAGACGCCAGTATGAGGTACAAGAGCCGCAAGATTATCCAGTCTTTCTTCTTGAGTTGTTCGGTGGTGGTAATCATCATTGGTTCTTTTCTCCGTGCATTTCGTAGAGGGTTGCAATGTACGCAAGCAGCTTATCAAGCGGGTAGTTGTTGTGGTACGCAAGCATGGTCATGTAACTCATGAGCGCAGAGACGCCAATCTGCACCTCTTGCTTGGCCATAGCGGTCTTGAGTATTTCTACTGCGGCTTCCACTTGCGCTCGCTTGTTGTTGAGTTCGCGTGTTTCTTCAATATCTTTGGTCATGTTACTTCCCCTGTGTTTCTATTAGCTTGGTCAGGTAGTGTTGTGCTTTCTTCAAGTCGTCAACACCGCCCTTGTCTCTCCAACGGGACACGTACTTTATTACGTTTCCTTCCAAGTAGCCAATGTTATTTGAGACGATGTAGTCCCATGGCTGAATGGCTTTGTTCTTGTAGTGAGTACCCGCTACCTGTATATTGTTAGCGTTAGTCATTGATCTCTCTCCTTCGGTTTATAAATGCAACGTCAGCAGGGTTTTGCAAACGCGCTAGTTCGTTGTCATAGTACTTCTTGGGCATTGGTGCTTTCTTCTCAAGCAACGTACGCAACCAATCAGCACCGCCAAGTTGGTTAAAAATAATCCACTGCCTGTCAGACATTCGGACTTGTCTTCCTATTAGTGGTTCTGGTGGCTTTGGCCGTGGCATGTTTAAGTGTTCCTTCATGTTTGTTTGGTTGTCTTTCTTTGGCGCGGGTGAATGTGCCAAATTGTTTGTAGCCCAAGCCTTCTTCATTTGCGATCGTGCCTGTTGGTTGCCTTGCACGAAAGCGCACGTCTTGCATGAAGATGCTAGGGCGGTCTATCAAAGCGAGTTCTTCCCAAGGGTTGAGCACACGTGGGCGTATGCTGTCTCGCAGGACGAAGCACTCTCTGATGTAGTCATAGGTGATAAGGTCTAGCACCTTCATGTCTTGAGGCTCCGCACATAGACTGCGAAGCTTGCCGATGTGTCACCAAAGTTTTTCATAGCATCAAACTCACGCGCCACTTCTTCAAGCGCATCGTTGCGAATCTTGCGCGTGACTTCGTTAGTGATCTGCCCCTTAATCATCTGACGCTTACGCCAGCCCAAGGCTCTCTCCCACACGTTCAGTTGTGGTTCGGTCATGCTTTCTCCTTCAGTACAGTTTCAAGCGTGTCTAGCGCTTTGTCCCAAGTGTCGTAGTCGATGCTGTTACCAAAAGCTTTCATCACAGCATGGGCGGCTTGCTCAATCTTGCGTAGGCGCTTGACCTCTGTTTCAAGGTCAGCTACTCGGAAGTCCAGTTCTCTCTCTTGTTCTGTCATGCAGTTCTCCTGTCTAATTCTTCGGCTTGTGCCAATAACTTACCTAACTTACTTAAATACACCACATCAGATCCATCTGCTTCATCGGCATCAAACCCTTCCGAATCAAACGAGGCCGTTGTTTTACCCGTGATCTTAGGCGAAGTCACAAGGCACTCATACCCTGCCCACGAGAACTCACGCAAACCCCTGATGTGTTCCTTGATGGTGATTGTTTTACCGCCCACTATGCGGTCATGTTCCTTGACATAGTGCACGATGCGCTGTGTCTGCCCACTGGCAGTCTTGACTGACTTATCACGGTCTTTGAAGTAGAAACTTGTCTGGTCTTGGTTAACACCAAATGTTACACGATCGCCACTCTTCTTGACCACAACGTTCCATCGATCGTCACGCTTAACCCACCAGTTGAACATGGCAGCAAAAATGTTTTTAGATGACAAGCGCATATGATTTATCGAATGGTTGTCATTCTCAAAGAACGATGGTTGCGACCAAGCCCTCTTTGTAACTATATGACTTCTGCTACCCACTCCTCGTTTAGACGCAGGGTTCTTGATGGGTATGACATTGGTGATCGTGCGCAATTCCTCACACGCTTGCATGGCGCCAGTCTTTCGGTTGATGGTGAACCACATATGAATCCAAAACAACCTACCATCGACACGGAAAGCGGCTCCGTACTGATACGGGACACCTGTGTGATACCCCACGTACCAAGGTAGCTTCTTGTGCTTGATGGCAAACATGATGTCTGGGTATATGGAATCCCCGCCAGAATCTTGGCGTGTCTCTCTGTTACCAATACATATACACATCAACGATGGCATTGTCCTAGACACATCGACTTTGATCTCGTCCTCGTTATCACGCCACAACATCTCCCATGGGTTGGGCACATGAGTGCCAAGCTTGCGTAGGCCAATGATGCTGTCTTGTGCAAGCCAAGACTCTTTCAGACTAGGTAGTCGGTAGGTATCAAAGGATGCGTCAAGGTGATCCAACAGTTCAGACAGGTTGCGCCTGTCCTCCTTGTGTGACACACGAGGCTTGCGTTGCTTCTTAGGTTCTTCAGGCACAGCTACAGGAGCTTGCGGTGTTTCCCCTATGGGGGTTGCATCCACGACAATCGGTGCGTCTTTATGGAACCACGAACGCACCCTAGCCATGAACCTTTCAAGGAAAGGTATCCTCATGTCAGCCTCCGAACATCTGCTTCAAGTGAACATACAACTCATGCGCTTGGTACACAGTCATGTCTTTGAGAATGTCCTGTGGTGTTTTGACACGCACAAGAGAGATCATGCGTTTGTTTACGTCCACACGCGCAGTACCCATGGCATAAGCGGCGGCATCAAGCGCGTCTTGGCTAGGCATAGGTGCGTTATCCAGCTTCTCTCTTAGCAACGCACCGATACCTGTCACAGCTTTCTTCTCGTACTTGCGTTTGAGTGCGGGTGCTTCTTCCATCTTTTTGATGGCCTTGAGCGATTTGATGGGGCGGTACTCAGCTATGTCTGCGTAGTACAGATCGTCTTTGTCGTGAATCATTTTGTTGCGTCTCATCTGTGCGATAAGGCTTGATGTTGACCCTGCGTTATACCCTTGGTGCTCAAGGGCTTGGATGATCTCCTTGCGTGTGGAGCCGGGGTTGTTCTTGATGTAGTCAAAGGTTACGCGTGAGATGTTGTTGGTGATGTTAAAAGTTTTCTTCATGGGAATTCCCTGCGTGGGGTTGGTTGGGGGCAAAAGACAAGAAGACACTGGTTGAAGAGGGGGAGCCTCTCCATCGTCATCCCATTGTTGTAGGGTTTTGCTAAGTGCAGTTTTAAAGGCAGTTTGAATGTCAGGCATTTGAGGTTCCTCCTGTTAGTAGCATGACGATGACGATGAAAGCAATCAGCCCGATGGACTGTATGGTGGTGAGCAAGAGGTCATCCATCCCTCGCTTGTCGCCAAGCAATATGCCCTGTATCCAGTCGGACTCAGGCGTAGATTCGGGGGGTGGTGGTGTGTAGGTCAGGCCGATCTTGACCTTACCTGTATCGTAGGGTGGGTTGTTCATTATTTTCTCCTTGAATGAATATTATTTGTCCAAGAGTAGACAGAAGTCAATAGGGTCTCCAATAAAAAAGATCGGTCACG